TGAATCCCGTCTTCATTAAAAAGTACAAGGCTGCTGCTTCTTCGGTCGCAGACCACTTAAAGTAATCGAATGCGTGTTCGTGACGCAGTTCATAATAATATGTCTTCCTGTCTGCTTTTTCAAGAGGCAGGTATATTGCGGAGCATCGATCCATTAATTCAATAAACCTATGAACATCGTGTTTAATTGCTCGATAGATGTTCATGATAGAATCGTTGCTATCGTTCAAGTAGAACTGCGCGTCTGGATTCTTGTTATAAGCCCAGGTGAACATGGCACCACCACCGAGAAATGGCTCTATGTAGCTGTCGAACTCGGCAGGAAGCACTTCTTTTTCTTTGTACTTCTTAATGAGGCGCGTTTTGCCGCCGGCCCACATGAATAGGGGCTTCATACGATTTCCATTATTTGTGCTGCTACATCCTTAATATTGGTAAAGTTTTTGTCCATAATCGCATAGTTTTCGCCTTCAAATATCGTATGAACCTTTTCGCGGTATGTCTTGGGATGAATTTCAGTTTTTCTAATTTTGCCGGTTTTCTCATTTTCTCTTGAAATGGTATAAGAGCCTTGTTTGCCATCGCGGCCGTTAAAAATATCCCCAGAAAATACTGTAAAGAAAGGTTCATATGGGGTATTAACCCGTTCTCTAACCTTCCGTTTAATACCTTTTGAGAGAAACTTAGCTGCTCTTTCCTCGGTGGCGTTGCCTCCTTGATTCCCTGATTTATTTTCGATGAAAAGGCACTTCCCAGTTTCAGAGTTAACGATCTTAACATCTAGCTTTATCCCCTTACCGTCGTCGTAAATCACAATCTTCGGAGGTTTGGGGATAATCTCATAATGTTCAGGAAGACACGGCGCGAGTCTCTCGACAAGCTGGTTTTCACCATGGTCTCCTGTGATCCTCGCTCCCATCTGCCAATTGGCTCTATTTGATAGTGCTTCTGCACCCATGTTTCCCTCCTATGGTAAAAGTGTGAGGCACCTGATGACCCTGTGCCTCCCTGTGGGACAAGCCTGTTAACCAGACATCAACTCATCAAAGGCACGGTCTACATCACTTTGGGGACCTTTGCCATACTTAGTTGTCTCAGAAGAGCGGCCTTCAGCGGATTTGTTGCTGGACAGCTGCTCATCGAGAATTGCGTTGACTTGCTCGGGACTGAGACGCTCAAATAGCGACTCGAAATCAGGCATGCGGTCAAGGAGGGCGGGGATCNCATCCTTATCCTCAAGCAACGGCGAAGTATTACGACGCATCTTCAGGCTTNTTTNCAGGAGGNNAGNACCGGGTTTAGTGTATGTTAGTGTGATATCGGTTCCCTCTTGTATGTCAGTGACATCACCATAGTTGGGGGAGAGGATATATCCAATCAGCTGATTGTAGACGGCCTTTGGATATCCATAGACCTTAATGCCCTCCTCTTCTCGACCCCGTACAACCACCGGCGAAAAGAAGCGTGCGCGCACAAACAATGACTTAGCCAGCTTCTTGCTTTCTTCGTCGTTACTTGCAACCCCTTCCTTCCACAGAGAAGAGGCAAATTCACAAATTGGGCAATGCTCACCAAAGTTTCGCTTCGGACATAAAATGCCCCCGGGGGCTTCCACATTATAGTGGAAGAACATTTCCTTTAGTGGATCACCATCCGGTGTCGGGATAATACGAATGTCCGTATCTCCGTCGTCCGGTCTAAACCAAATGGAGTGCCAATTTCCGTTTGCATCATACACTGATCACCTCCAGTTTTCCAGAATCCTCATAACTGTATCCTGCATCCGGCCATAGTACTAATACTCGGTCTCGGATACCGTCCTTTGTTGGACCAATACCATCCACCATATTAGGGCGTATAGCATGCCCACGTTCAACATTCTTAAAAATCTTGTGGGCTTGTCTTGCACCATAAAAATCTTTGTCTACCTTAATGATAAAACCAGGGGCTGAATAGCCCAACTTCATTTTTACCAAATCACCGACTTTCATTTACCACCGCAATAAGACTTTTTTGAATTGAAGATACCCGGTCACCATTAGATGCCGACTTTGTAAACCACATGACTTCAGCGTATTCGTAACCAGCAGAATTGTTAAGTCCCATAAAGAGACCTATCTCTCCGATTATCTTTCCCCACTTGTCGCGTGCGCTAATATTTCTTACCAAATCACCGGGTTTCATTTTTCAACCTCACTAAATATCTTGAGAAACTTCCAAGATGGTGGGTCTACTGCTGTAATCTGATTTCCAACAAGTAAAAATCTATTTGACCAGGCTACCTTTATATCAATATCAGCTTTGGTCCCTAAGTAAATTCCTATTGGTGGTGAAGGCTGATGTGTCTTTTTATTTCTAAATCCAAATTTTCGATTTACAACGCGGAGCCATATTTCATTACTATATGTAGAAATTAAAAATTGATCTTCAGAGTTGATACATTCAATAAGCATTCCAATTTTTAATTCACTAACTTTCATTTACTTTCTCGTTAGCATATATTTCACTTCCGTTTTCATATGCTCTTAAGACCGAGACAAGATTGAGAATATCAGCACATGCCTCTATTCCAATTGTCTGAAGCTCACAGAGTGCCTTAAGCTCCATAGATTCTATATCTACTTCAATATCACCCGATCCATAATCAACGATAATCCTTTTAATAGATGGTCCAACATGCAAACGATGCTCTGTAACAATTTTATTATGAGTATATCCTTTCTCATACATAAGTAGCTCTACTGCTTCCTTCGCCTCTCTTAAGCCGCATTTAGTATCAGCTCTAACAGCTTTGATTGCAGATATTTTTTTTGGTGATTCACAAGAAAGATCTTTTATAATTTTTCTATATGTTAACCTTTTAACTCTTAAAATCACTATTCAAGACACTCTCTTACTATGAAAAATACTATCCAGATACTCATTATTAAAATAGCGATATTCATTATTTTTGATCAAAAGCTCTTACTTTATCAATTTCATCTAGATCAAATTCACATATTTCGCCAAGTACAAAAATTTTTGCTGCCGGTATGTGAAGTCTTTTTCCAAATCCTATAACAATTCCACACTGACCATTTGCATCTTGCCAGCTATCTGGGTAATTCTGATTAATTTTAACAATGTCACCTATGTTTAAAATATTCATATGTTTTATTATAACTAAAAAAGCAATAAATTGCACGCAATTATGAAATAGAAACAACCTTAAAATTTCTCGGGTGCATCCACGTAGTTACTCTATTTCCTGATATTGATGCTGATTTCGCCTGAATTGGCAAGTCTTCGCCTGACCACATTACTCTTACTCTTGCGTGAAAGTCAGACTCCATTGATGTTGATTCAACAACAACTCCCAATGGCCCTGTGCTGGAATGAGAAACAAGCATCACCATATCACCGACTTTCATCTTTCTTGTTAATCTTTCCTATTATTTCTGAAATGATGCCTAAAGTTTTTTCTGGTCCCGAAGTTATAAATCCTCTTCCGTCTTGTTTTATCTTTTCGTATATTGATCTATCATTTCCATTAGAGCCACAACTATCACCAACAAACCAACAATCTTTACCGTGAAAGTGCTGGAGAGCATATGTCTTATCCCAGCCCTTTGGAAATATATCGATTGAAGTACTTCCCCCTAGCGCAAGTACCACATTTTCAATTCCGTATAAAGAAAGATACTTTTGAATCATATCTTTTGCTAGCAGTCTTGTACCCGTCGCTATATCGAATTTAATAAATTCCTCTCTCTGTTCATTGTTTGCATTTCTTCCAACTGGGCACCAGTTTATCATACTATCTCTATATGATATAAAATGGCCTGTTAAAGAATGAGGCGGCTTGCTGTAAGTATGTAAAAACTGAATATGTGTTAGACACGTCATCACAGTATCAAGAACTTCATCTCCCAGCTCTTTTCGCATATCAACTTTGTGACTAACTGCAAACCTTCCAGTTGTATCTGGTATATATACTTGTGTGCCATTACAAGGCAAAAGCGTGATAGAGGATGATGGAACTGAGTCTATTTCATACCATATATCTTGGCACTGCTGAACTAGGTAATCATAGCCACTACCAGTTACAATTCCAATATCTGAATACCTTGCTAGCTCTTTTAGCTTTTTTACCATCTTGCTTGATACCAGTTTTCGTGGCTCAGTTAAAGTTCCATCCATATCAAATAAAACAATATCTTTCATTTCTTTAAACCCGCTTTTTCAAATTTTTAGAATCTGTCTCTGCTTCTTTCTCAGAGCACAATTTACATATAAGGGAAACATCTTTTACTGACATTGTATATTCTTTTGTTTCTTCATAGCACCTTTGACACGTTCCATTCCATTCGATTATTTGATTCATTTTACATATCACTAGAATCTATGGGCCACTTTTTCTGACTATTGAGAGTCTCAATCATAACTTGAATAATTTTTCTAACTCTAGTGTCTTGTGGATTATTTTTTATTACTGATTCATTAATATCATCAAGATATTTTGAAAGCTCTTTCCTTAGAGATTTTATCTCTTGAATTTCATTTTCATGAAAATCTATATCTCTCTTTTTTTTCCACAATGAAAAGTCTATTAGATCACCCACTTTATACTCCGCAAAAATTTTGATAATTTTCAATACTGCACAATACTTTAACATCGCCGCTTTCTTCATCAAGGCTGTTATATTTCCACTCGCCGCAGTCAAACATAATACACCAGTTATCTCCCGGTGCTGGACCCAAGACAAATCCGATACGATTAGAGTTTCCTGAACATAGAAAACAGTGACATGGGAAAGTTGATCCTATACCCATGTCATTATTGCATTCTCTTACTGTTATCAAATCTCCAACTTTCAAAATAGCACCTGCAATATTAATTATAGCATCAGATATGTCAATTTACAATTGAATCTATCTATCATTTCTGAAGCATGAAAACGTAGGAAATCTAAGAGAGCCGTCTGGCGTGACTTCTTGATATCTTACTTCAATTATCTTTCCAATAAACCTTTCTCTATCATTCCAGATTTGTTGTCTAAGATCGTCAGAGAACCCAGAGCCTACTTGAACATCAACACCATTAAAACATACAACAACTGATCCAAGTTTCCCAGAATGCTTACCAGTGCCCTCTATTGTATTAATAATTGCAAGGTCAGCATCATTAAACTCTTTCATCTTCATTGTCTCATAGCCTCGACCAAAGATATATGGAGACTCTAGATCTTTTATCATGGCACCTTCATACCCTAGCGTGATATACTCATCATGCATAGATTTAATCTCACTATAGATGGGATCAACATGGACTCTTTCAATAGGTTGTAATATTGATAGATCAGCTGTACTCTCAGCAAGCTTATCAAGAAGTGTTTCGTATCTTTCATGACATGACATAGATGCACTTGATGATTTCCACTCTTCTATTGGCAGGTAGTCAAATAGAGCAAGATAGGTATCTTGTACATCAATATCTTCTTTCCTGTATGCTTGTCTCATAAGCTCTGTGAAGTCTTTTCCCATTAGCTCTCCGTCATAACAGCCTGGCCCTAACTTCTTAAGTTCTTTTCCAATTGTTCCATCAAAGTTTGTAATTAGCTTTCCAGACCTGGAAAACAAAAGTACAGAGTTGCCTTCAACAATTGCAAAACATCTAATGCCATCAAGCTTTGGTTCAACTCCTATTTTTTTCTTTCCAGCCAGTCGTTTTATTTCAAACTTGTGAGCAAGAGAGACTTCAAATGTCTTAATAAGACCTGGAATTACTTTGTTAACAGTCTTTGTAGAAACACCGATTGACAGTCTTTTTTTAAGAATCTTTCGCATCCACTTCTCATCTTCTTCATTAACACTTGAGAAACATGTATATACTCTGTCGATTGCTGCATTTCCAGTAACCTTTCTTTTAGAGCATTCATCCAATACGATAAAGAATTCTTTCCAGGATAAACTCTCTGAAAGAGGAAATTGTAATCTTGATTTTACCTTTGGAATCTTTGATACATAAAATGGATTAAGATTGTCAAGACCGTATACCAGTGCACTCATAAATAATTCGTTATTCTTATTATCCTCAAGTATAGCTTTTTTTGCATTTGTACCTGCAGTAGAAGATATCATTTCAAATATTCTTGATATGGAACTCATTTAAACCTCGGAAGAAGATATAATTCTTTCAACAACCACTTCATACGGAATTATCTCTGAGATCCTGTCTATGTTAAATTTACTTGAAAGATATCCTCTTTGAGATCTGTTTATGGATAACCATATACTATTTTTATACACAAACAGATCTCCAGGATTAAGACCTGAAACGTTAATATTTTCACAGGAAAATCTAAATATCTTTTCCATATCGACCAATCCTTCCTACATCAGTTATTACTTCATGGCTTCCAGGAATAATTGCTAAAAGAGTATATTCGTCTACTGAAAATTTCTCTCTTGCGCACTCCCAAGCAATGTTTGAATCGTGTGAACCCATAAATGATCTTCTTGTAACTTTTCTTTCATTGTCAATTGTTATTACTGTATAGTTCAACTGTAAACCCCTTAATGGCGGAGAAGGTGGGATTCGAACCCACGGTAAGTTTCCTTACGCTGGTTTTCAAGACCAGTTCCTTAAGCCTCTCGGACACCTCTCCAAAAAATGGCACGCCCTGAAGGATTCGAACCTTCGACCCTTGGCTTAGAAGGCCAATGCTCTATCCGCTGAGCTAAGGGCGCGTACATTATATTATACCAATACTTTTAAAAAATTACATGCAAATATTTAAGAGGTAACTATTTTCAACATTTTTCTGGGAACATATGCATGCTCACCTGTTTTTGTATCCAGTATTTTTGTCATTCCCCCTGTTGCATTTCCCCATCCTAGTTCCACTCTACATCTTGCTCTTTGAACTATGTAAATTCTATCAACTGGAAGAGGCACTGATATAGATCTGGGCGGGAGTCTGGATTCGCCACCATCATCAAATGCAATACTAAAAGTATCTTCACCTGCCAGCCTAGCGGACTCTATCTCATTTGATTTATTATCTCTCCATTCTTGTCTTTCAATAGCTGTCGAAGGTCGAGAAGCCATATATTTTACAGGTCCGTTTGACCATTCAATCATTCTAAGAATCTCTGGGTCATTTGGATCAAGCTTTACAATGTCTCCCTTTCTAATTGTTTTTGATTCTATCTTTCTATTTTTAGTATTTCCCATTCTCCATCCCAATTTGTATATCTTACTTTTGTTATTCCAGAGTTTACCAAGTGCTTCATACAAAGATTGCAAGGCTTTGCCATCGTTCTCTCATGACCGCATTTGGAAAACCTTATAACTTCTAGTTCATCACCCGGTTTTGAAAATCTAAGAACATTCATCTCTGCATGCATATGAGAAGCCCAGGTCCCATCTTCGTATTGCCTCTTAAATCTTGGATGAGTCTTGTTGGTATTTTCTCCAACCCTTACAACTCTTCCGTTTCTAATTAGAATAGCAGCAACATGATACGTTCTTCCATTATTCAATGCAAGACTTTTAGCTCTATAATACACTTGGCATATTTTCTTCCCTTAGCTCTATTATAATAAAATTTAAACAGTATTACATGCGAAGAGCATGATTCATTGAATCGTCAAGAAGAGATATGATATCATCTAAATCATATGGATCATCAATTGAAAATTCAATAACCCTATCACCGTCTGAATCTATTTTCATAACAAGCGAATCTTCAACTATTTCAACTCTAAATACTATCTCTTTCTTCTCAGTTGAGAAAACTTTTGCAGTTCCTAAACTTGCATTCATTTTCTAGCTAACCTCTACCCAAACAATATCTTTTGGTTCCAAAACTATTTCAGTGCCTCCATGCTTTCTGATAATATATTTATTTCCCGAGATCTTTTTTAATCGTATAAGAGATCCCGTATTAGATACTACATCACTTCCTAGCTCTTTTACACATAAAATTAGAATTGGGCTGTGCCTATGTAGTCCAATAATATCAGAATCTATTGACATACCTTCGATAGTTTCATTTGCTGTTTTTTCTAAAATTTCGAATGCAAGTTTATTACCCCTCTCAGATAACCAGATAATTGCCTCTGCTGAAAGAGAAAAGCTATTTTGAAAAGAATCATTGTATGCGATATACGTCAATCTGTACTTGCCTTTTCAATATATTGAAAATCATAGCCTGTCAATCTTGCTAGTTTTCCATCAACAAGTAGAAAATGATGCTTTTTAATACCCCATATGAAAAAGTCTGATCTTTCCCATCCCATGTATATTGCTATACTTGGATCATTATTAGACCTAAGCGATACTATATCTGCATACAAAAAATCTCTTCCGCACTTTGAAATCTCATTTCTTAATCTAAATATCTGCCTTTGTTTAGTCCATCTATTTATAGATGGCGTTAACATCATACCTTTCTTTAAATCACATACTTTCAATTTATCTCCTACTAAGACATTCTTCTCTTTGTAATCATTGATCTATTAAGCTCAAGAACACTTCCTTCACATAAAGTTGTATAGATAATGTTTCCGTTTCCGTCTACAGACGGACCTGAGACAACCAAGCAACTTTTGTATATCATCTCTCCGCTTTCTTGACACCTTTTTCTTGTCCAGAGAATATCTCCTCCGTTTGCATAAGGTGTTTCATATATTTCTCGAAGCTTTGCACTCATGGTATTTAAAATCTTGTTTACAGACCACTCATCGATTCTACAAGCTTGCTGATTATCATCGAGCCATTCTATAACTTTATCCATTGCCCTTTTTGTCCCGGCATGCGTAGTCCAAAATACACTATTATATCCTCGAGATAGCTTCACACACATCTTTAACTTTTCAATTGTTTCATCATCAGGCCTGTATGGTCCGAGAAGCTTAACTCTTTTACATTCTTCAAGCATTCCCTCCAGGAAGTACTTCTGTTTCTCACTCAGGTGAGAACTAGCGTAAACCTTAGAAAGAAAATCTCTAAGTGTCGAAGATCTATGCTCCATTCCCGGTGTTTCAATAGCATCTTTAATCTTTGAAATAAGCTCAGGATCGCCAGTAGGCTCTGGAACACCTTCATCAATTAAAGAATCAAGCCACTTCTTTTGCTTTGAAGACATGTTTCTTCCAGCTGAAAGTCTTTGAATCATATCCTTTGCAAATCTCACCCTGTAATCATTTGGAAGACCGGCTGCTTCGTATAGCGAAACAAGATCTTGTGACTCAGCAAGCCTTATTGCAGCAGATTTTCTAGGCATTCTCTCTATTTCCTTTGTGTATTTATTCTATGCAGCGCTGTCTTGTTTTTGCTGTCTATTCATTTTAACATGAATATCTCTACCTGAGTTAAACTGTAACTCACCATCAGGTGTAATGACCCAAACTCTTCTTATTCCGCTAGGTCCGGGATCATATGCATATCCATCAGTAAGAATAATGTATCCATCGTATTTATCCTTGTTGCTCTTTGCATGTTTTGTTGGAGCAGAAAAATCTGTTCCTCCACACCTTGTTCTTTTTGCCTCTACAGATTGTCCCTTTTTCCAAGTAAACTTATTTTCGACATCAACCTCGGTATCAAAGTAATAAACATCAAACTCTGTAAACTTGGATAGATTTTGAAGCTCACTAAACAATAATCCCAGTGCCTCATCACCAACTGATCCAGACTGATCTACATAAACAGCCCAGCTTGATGTGTACTTTCTCCTTGTTCCAGGATGAACTCCGGGATATTTTCTATTCAGCCTTCTAATGCTTGTATCTCTTCCAGCTCTTTTCTTATTACCAACAGCAGACCTTAGAATTGAACGCCAATCAACTTCATTACTAACAAGCTTTCTAATCTTTGATCTCATTGATGATGGAACTGATCCCCACGAATTACTTCCGTCAGCATCCTTTACTGCTTCTCCAAGAACTTGCTTAACCTTTCCTCTAACAAGCTCTCTCTCCTCTTCTGACATTTCTCCCCAGCCACCATGGTCATCCATGATTCCCATTCCTCCGCTTTGTCCATCCTGGATTGCGTCTGAAACGTCTTTGTCGTCTTTTAGCATTGAAAAGTACCACTCAGACGACATTTCTTTTGGGAAAGATTCAATCTTATTAGAGATAAGATAATATCTATCTGCTGACTCTTTTCCCATTTTTTCAACTTGCTCATCAGTTAGTTCTGGAAAAGCTCTTCCCGGGATAAGTCCACAATCAGGCAGTTCAGCTTCTGGTATAACAGAGTTAATTGCAAGATCTGTTGCATAGTTCCATAGAATATGGGGTTTATGAACCCTTGTTGTCGTGTGATCAAAAACAAGATGATAGCACTCATGCTTAAGGAGACCCTTAACTTCAATTGGCTTCAATCCAGCTACAAACCTGGCATTCCACCACATTATAATAGAGCCTTCCTTAGATAGAACACCCGCTGTTGGAATAGATTCTGTTTTAATCTTTGTGATTGGCCTAAGAATATGAGAGAAAAAAGGCTCGTCCCACATAAGGCTGAGAAGATGACTATCAAGCTTGAAAGCTTTTGCCTCTTCTTCAGATGCTAGATTTATTCCAGAAATATCATGACTTGTAGAATCTTTTGACATATAAAATCCTCCTATAACATTATTATACTATAATAGTTTTCAATTTGCATGCAGCAAAAAGCAGGGATTGACCCTACTTTTTGAGATTTCTGCTTACATTTACTGCTTCCACAATTCTAGATCCGATTAGCTTGTGAAGCTTTTGGATATTTGGAAGATTTTGTGTTGAGCTAATCTTATTCCAAAGATGAACAACAATTTCATCACCAAGCATATCACTCCAAAGCTTGATATTCCTAGCTTGCTTTACTGTAAGGTTCTCATCCTTGCACCATTCAGAAACTTTATTGATGAGTGTATTCGTACGATCAGTTGTCATTAGCTCAAGCTTATCTCTAAATTGATCAAAGTTGTCAAGAACATCTTGTGCAGTTACCTGCCTTGAGTAATTTCTTGCAAAGTCATTAAATTGAATTGATGCCTCAGCACCTACAAATCCCGTACACAGTGCATAAAATCCGGGTGCATCAGGCTTTTCAATCAGATCTGCATGCTTAAGTGCAGTATCAAGACGATGCCAGGAAGCAGGACATGGAACAACTGTTCCAGACTCAACAGAAGATGGATCAACCCGAAGATGCTCTGGGTGCTGTCCAATAAAGTCAACCAGAACTGGATCAAGTTTTCCAGAAGCCCATTCAACGAAATCATCCTTTGTCGGATCAAGGTCAACGACCCAGAATCGTCGAAGAAGTGCTGGGTCCATTTCCTCAACTGTATATTCTGTACCACAGTTGATTGCCGCAACAACTCGAGTCTCTGGGTGGAGCCTATATGGCACACCATTTGCATCATTTCCAAGTTCGCGATCAAGAACTAATTGAAAGAATGATTGCATAACACCGGGAAGTGAGCGGTTAAGCTCATCCAGCATCAGGACAACCGGTTCACGACAAGCACGAACAAACCAACTTGGCATGCAGAATGTCATAATACCATTCTCTTTCATGCCCTCCATATCAGGATAGCCTCCAACGTCTCCTTCTTGCATAGTTGATCCTCGAACGTCAATGAAAGGAAGCGAAACCTGGTCAGCCATACCCTTTGCAAGGAATGACTTACCGATGCCAGTTGGGCCTCGTAAAAGAATTGCTACTTCCGGTGGAAGAAGCGGGGCAACAGTTTGAAAAGTTTTGATATCCATAGTATCTCCTGATTTTTGTTATTGGTTGTTAACCCTTATATTATACATAATAAGTAATCAACTTGCACGCATTGCAACTTCTAGATTTTGTGTAATTAATGTCTGAACATATTCAATTTGTGACTCTGCTTGCTTTGCAAGATTTAAATTCTCTTCTGCCTTTTCACGAAGCCTGGTAGCATTACTCCGAATTTTCTCAATGCTCTTGATATTTCTATCAAGCATCTCTCCGGGATCAGATTTCTCAACAAATGATACAGTAAAAGTCTCATCCTGAAAAATAGGTCGAAGCATTGTCTCAGACAATGTCTTAATCTCACTAACACTATCTCCGTGAAAATAGAACTCTACCCTCCAGCCAACACTGACTTTATAGATTCCTGTCAGATCTCCGGATGATACAACGCGCCTAAGCGCAGAATTAATCCTTTCATAGATCCTGTTTGTCTTTCTTGTCACACCTGCCCTTTTACCAGATGTAAGATAGCAAGAGTGTGTGATCTCATCAGAAGAATAGAATCTACTAAAAATATAGTCTCTAATATCTGATTCAGAGCGGAACCCTAGATCCCAAAGTTTCTCGTCTGTATATCCCCATCCCTCATGCTTGCATGTAACTCGATTCTTATTCTTTCTTGCATCATAACACCAGTATGTATCTTCTACAAACTCTGGCTTAGTTACTCCGTCACCCTTGGGCTTTCGAAGAAGAATGTCATCAACAATAGCATCTCTGCAAGATTTACTTATGAGATTTGTATTCACGGTATCTCCTTTGTTTCCGTTACCTATATTATACAACAGCAATACAAAATTTGCATGTGCTAGCTTTGAAATATTAATCTTGAATCGAAAATACACTCCTTTCTATCTTTTCAATCATGTCCCTTCTAACGGAAACCAAATCATCTCCAATTAGAATCTCATACCTTGAAAAGCCTCTTGCAATGCTATCCCTTATAGGTCTTACAACTACACCAAGCTGAGACTCTTTATTTCTCCATGATCTTATTTCTACAAGATCTCCCTTTGCTAATCTCTCTTCTTTCATAATCTCTATTAAAACACTTCTTAAAATATGGAGCCACTGATAGGGTTCGAACCTACGACCTGCTGATTACAAATCAGCTGCTCTACCAGCTGAGCTACAGTGGCATGTTGGTTACTGAGCTTGCGTAGCAGCACTTTCACCTCTTACTTAGTATATCTTATCTTTGATTTTCTACGCAAAATCTGAAGATAATTACGTGTGTTGCACAGTCTAGAGATATAGCATATCAACCTCACGATATATTATAATCACTATTAAAATGCTTGTTCAATATCATTTTTCAATATTTGACTGAAGGACCATAAGACTTGTATAGTCGACACTTTTCATTTCTCCATCACAAAGAAGAGTACATTTCTTTGGTCTTCCCTGGGAGTAGATTATTTCGTATACTATTCCCGTAATAGACGTATCACTTTCTGTGCTAAATTTTCCCTTTGTGTATGAAAGTACGAGATCACCAAGGCTCGGTTTCATAATTCTATCAGACTCTATCTTTGCTATATCAAAATCTATCTTGGTGCACAGTGATTTGGGTATCTTGAAAATACTTGGATACATACTAGATGTAATCTCTTTTACAAGAATATCTTTTTCACCAGATGCTATTACCTCACATAGCATTGAAGATTTTTTACTGCTCCCAGATTGATCTATTAAACAACCTGTTGTAGCAACAATAGACCCTTCTTCAAAAGACTTTTCATTCGTCATAGTAATATCTATGGCATTCAATGAAAAGTAAATGAACTAAGGGCAGTCAGAACATGACAGTAATATCTCTCCGCTCTCGCTAATAGATATCCTCCATGAATCAACATGTGTTGCGCTCGATGGATTGAACTTATCATTGCATGTACTGCATCGATCAGGCATCATTTGAATTGAACGCTCGATAGACTCAAGCTTTTTTCTAGCAATTCTCTCTTTTTTTGTACCAGCTCTTCTTTGCTTTCTAGACAATCTAATCACCGCTTTTAAAGGTTTGCTTGTTTAGATTATCTTATCCCGGTATAAAAGTATGTTAAAACTATATCATATCTTTTAGAATACGCCTTAGATTTTTTCTTGTCATCCTAATAGATTGATACGACTCAGATGCAACATCTGCAATAGGCTCCTGTATCCACGCGTGAAGCCTCTCGTTGTCAGGTAAAGCGTTCATTCCGTAGTCATTTACTGCAGCTCGAGTCACATCGGTCATATCGGCGCCATTCTCAACCTGATATCTTCCAACATATCCTCCTGTTCTATCGGCTCCGTAAGTACAGTGAATGAGTGTATCGCCGGCATCTAAAAAGCTTTTTATTGTTCCCCACGTTTCTGCATCAGGCTTTCCGTATCTCCCATCAGATGAAGTATATTGAATACCAAGCTCGTTTGCAAGAGTCGCTTCAGCTGAATCATTAGTAAGGTCTACTATTCTTTTTATTCCCCATTTATCTCTCAGATGTGTTAAAACTGCTCTGTCAACAGGGACATTACCTGATCCGCTACCCTGGCCGGGCTTTGCACTTCTATAGTTTCTTCTGCCGCCTACAGTAAATTCATCAAGATTGCACCCACCATTGAGTTCATCTCCTAGCTTATTCCAGCAATCATCAACACCTTCAGATGCATCAACTTCATTAGCCGTAACAGAAGAAGTGAGACCCTGTACATCTTCGCCTTTTTCAACCTTGTTGCCACCCGCAAGACCCAGATCCTCTCCGCCAGCCTGCTTCCCTACTATTTTTTCAGTTACGAGATACTCTTTTTTCGCGACTTCTTTAAGAATTATACGAAGTTGTCTTCTCGATACTTTCATTCTTCTTCTTTAACACCGGCTAAATACTGCCATCTTGATCTTGACATCTTTGTTAGCTGTCCGCCTGATTCATTTATACTTCTTTTAGCTCTATTAAAATTATAGTCTTGAGGATCTCCAAATATAGATCTGCTTAGCTCTTCCTTAATTATTCTATCAATTTCTCTTGCAGCTTTTGCCTCACTCATCGCAACTTTGTCCTTACTACTTGTCATAGTTTGAATTTGCAGGCCAAGAGCATTAGCCGTTACGGAGTCTCCCTTGTCTAGTGCTTGTTGTCGCTGAGCCTTCAAGCTCTTAATGCTTGCGTCATCTATCGTAAGCTCTTGAGACTTAGATACTCCGAGTGCTTGACCCGTTGCATCTGCAGCATAGACATCTGCATCACCTTCATCACTATCATTTCCTCTCTCATCTATTCTTATATTTCTATTAAATTGTCTAGAAGCAGACTCATTTGCTGTTCTTGCAACAGGGTTATTATCTTCCGGAATTGTTCTAAGTTTCTCTAGCATTTTATTTATTTTTTTGGCTATTTTTTCATCATTCGCACCAAGTGAGTCAATGGCTTCCACCAGCTCTGTATACCACCCAGGGGTTTCGAGATCACCTGAGGATCCAATTTCAGATGGTATTTCCGGAAAAGATGATAACTCTAAATCTGCAAGATGGCCAGTGTCCTGACCTTCGACTTCCTTAATAATCTGTCTTAATTGTTTGCGTGTGATTTTCATTTGTCTTCCTTGCCTCTATGCTAAAATAATAATTCTAAGTTTTAAAACTATTCTGATGATTGCTCATTGAGCTTGTTAACACCAGCTATCCTATACCAGTGGAAGAGCATCTGCTCTGTTATAACAGCATCCTCTTCAATATCATCATCCGGCTCTAGCTCAACAACTTCACCAGATTCAATACCTTGCATCTTGGCTTCAATTTCACCTTCTAGATCATAAATCCAATCTTCATCAGAGTCTCCGCTCACTGGAGATGTCATCATCTGACCTTGGTCTCTTTTTTCCCTAGCTGCTTTAATTTTTTCTTCACTATACCCTGCCGCACTTGCTGCTTGGTCGATTTCATCTTCAGTAAAGCTATCTTTGCCGTACATTGACATGAGCTTTTTATCAAAACTAGCCGCTGCAGCCTGCTCCTTCCATTCATTATCGAATCGATTTGTAGAAGGATCATCATTCCATGTACTCGGCATTGTCCATCTGTCATCGCCTAGAGCTTCAAGTGCATACTCAATATCTTCATCAAAATAGTCGATACCGATTCTTTCAATAATGTCTTCAAGTGAGT